ATAATTAAAATTTACTGGAGATCAACTTGGTGCTGCCTTGCCAACATAACAGTTAATTTTAATTATATATAGAATACGTAAACTATGTCAAATAATACATATAATCAGCCATTCCCAGTTGATCAGTCTGTGTATCCATACAATCATGTGACACAGACTAGAGCTGGACATATATTTGAAGTTGATGACACCCTCGGCAATGAACGTATACACGAAAAACATAAGACAGGTACATTTCGTGAAATACGCCCTGACGGGTCAAAGGTTACTGTTATAGTATCAGATCGGCATACTACAGTATGCGGAAGCGACTTTGTAACAATTACTGGTGATGCGAATATTACAATAAACGGTTCTGCAAACTTAACAGTTAATGGAAACTATAACCTAGAAGTTAATGGTAGTATGAATACAACTGTAAAAGGTGAATATAAATTAAAGGTTGGTGCAGCATATAAAAATGAAGTTGGCGGAGATAAGGCAGAAAATATTGTTGGTAAAAAAGATAGTATAGTTGGTAATGGTGTAAGCAATACAGTTAGAGCTGGAGGAGTAACTAGTATGGTGATTGGTAGTATTGAGGAAACTGTCCTTGGTGGTTATACTGGAGCATTTACTGGTTCATGCGACATAACAGGAGCGCTTGGAGTAAGTCTATCAGCACCAGCTGGAGCAGCTACCCTGGGTGGACTCTCTGCTTCGGTTGATAGTGCAACAGTACTCAATTTAACTTCACTCGCCGCAACAAACATGACTTCAACTTATACTAATATATCTACTGCATTAGTAACTATATTGGTGGGTTCGTTAATTGCAACTGGAGATGTTAGATCATTGGCTGGCACACGAGGCTTAAATACTCACATGCATGCCGCTGGTGGATATATGAGCGGCTTAACTACTATACCATTGGTTGGATAATATTATGCCAGTAATTGATCCATTTTTATATATTGTACTTGCCGACGAGCCGGGGCGCAAGTATGATAAGTGGAGTCCGGTCGAAAAAACATATGACGGAACTACGAAGGATGTTATAGATCTAATTGATACAATCTTTATAGTTACCCAAGTGGCGGTTCCAGCAAGTGGTATAATTGCGCGTATTCCGTGGGAGATTCAAGAAATACCATTAAATCAAATAACGTATGAATTAGAATATAATAGTGGAATAGCAGCATTGCCGGATGATCCGATAAACGTTGGTCGCTATGACTACACCTTTTCTGCTACATACGTTCGTACTTCAGGGCCATATAGTGGAACATATAAATGTTATTTTAGTACAAATTATAATGCGGTTATTCCGGCGGGCATACCTACTCCAAATATCGAATTAGTTAGTTTTGCTCCCGGTCCATCTCCAGATCCAGATTTTGACAATGATACTGGTTTACAATATCCTGAAGCACGCATAAATCAATATAAGTATCTTATTATAGAGCCAGCTCCGCTGACCATTACATTTACTGATACTGAAATATCACACACTGGAAGTCCATTAAATCCAGAATATGTTACAGTTCCCGAAAATGTACCAATAAGACTGCAATATACTGGTGATAACACACTTTCTCCCCTTGCTGCACCAATAAAAATTGGTACATATTCAGTAACTGCAATATCTCTTGATTTTAATTATAGTGGAACGCAGCAGGCAATATTTAATATTATTCCAGTATCTACTACTGCCGCAGCATCAATCGCAGCAGTAGATCAGCGGAAAATAGATATTCTTGAGGTAGAAGTATTGCCTGCACTTTATAGGTCATCCACTGGGTCATCTTCAGAAAAAATGACAGCAAAAGAGTTTGCGCAAACTGGAGTATTGAGTATACTAGATGAAACTGATATACGTGGACTTGCTGGCGCAGCTGTTGGCGCAGCTGGAACAGTAAATGCTATTGCTGACTGTGCTAAAAATTTACCACAGAAATTAATGAAAGCCGTGGTTGCAAAGGTTGCCATGTTTCTATTAAGTTATATACCAGGCCTAGCTATTATAAACTTAATAACAAAAGTGTTAGAACTTATAGAGACTATACAGAAAATATTAGATCTTATTAAATTTATCAAAGACAACCCATTTGCATTTTTAAATATGGTACTAGAAGCAAGCGGAGCATATGCTGCGGTTGGTCAACTTGCAAATGATACGGTTGCATCACTTACAAACCAATTTCCGGCTGTTACTGGGGCAATTGGAGATGTTGGTGGCTTTGTAAAAGGTGTGGCTAATGGAGCCATAGATATTTGTAATGCACTAGATGCAGCCGGTTCTCCTATCTCCCCATACGTAAAGGCAGATAATACAAAGTCACCAGAAGCAGTAATTGGATTTAATCCAGCAGTGTTTCGTCAACCATTAGAAGCAAAAGCAAAGTATGATCAATTTCAACTTCAAATTCGCGGATCGCTTAATAAAGATAATGATAAACTTAATACATTGCGAAATGAAGGAGACGAAATTGGCTTATATGAATATGCTTCAATGCTTACATCTGTGCATGAGCTTGCATACAATTACCACGACCAAGTTGCCTCTAGGGGCGGTGGAACGGGACTAATGACTGGAAATAGTCTGTCATCGAGTGGGTTGGATTCTGACTCTTTGTATGACATGCTTGGAGAGGCCGCCGGCACAATAGCCGCATTAACACCAGCTGGCTCAAGTTCAACAAACTCCGGCTTAAGTTCTAGCATAAATGCAGCTTCAAATGCTATTGGTGGAGTAACAGCTGGCGCTTCAGCTGTTGGAAATTTCTTAGTTGGAGGAAACATTGCTTCTTTGGCTGGACTAAAGAGTGCTTTTAATTTTGCTGTAAAAGATACTCTAACCAAAAACCCAACATGGTCATCTGAAACTATTAATGACTATAACAAACGAGTAAATGCAATAAAGGGTGACATAGAAAGTAATGCTGACGCAATACAAAATAACCCAGCAAATCTCACATTAACACCAGCTGCTCAGATTAGTTCATCGTCTTCATCATCGCCATCTAGTTCGTCTTCATTGACTGCAAGTTTATCCAAGTCTTCACCGCTGTTTGCCAGTATTGTAAAATAAATAACTTGTATAAATAGAATATGAGCCGTAACTTGTCAGACTATAATGACTCCAGGGCAACAGTTGTCGCCAGAAAAAATTTGTATTCAGATATTGATAATAGTTTTAACGTGCATCCAATTTATAATGATATATTACCAATAGTTGACATTGACTCGATAAAACAAAGTTTAAAAAACTTATTACTAACTAATCAATATGACCGCTGTTTTCAACCAAACATATACTCTGATGTATCAGCACTATTGTTTGAAAATGCTGATATATTTTCAGAATTAGAATTAAAAGAAAAAATAGAAAACGTAATTGATATATATGAACCGCGAATAAGTAACTATGAAGTTACAGTTTCCGATGACTCTGACAGAAATGCATATAAAGTTTTTATTAAATTCGAAACATCATATGATTCATCTTCTGAAATAACAATATATTTAACTCGTATACGATAATGGAAATCCCTACACAATCAGTAGCAGTCACAGAATTAGATTTTGATGCCATAAAGACATCATTAATAGAATATTTTAAAACTCAAGACAGTCCGTTTAAGGATTGGGACTATACTGGCTCTGGTTTGAATATGTTAGTTGATGTGCTTTCTCATAATACCCACTATAACGCAATACTTGCACATATGGCAGTAAATGAGAGCTTTATTGATTCTGCTCAATTGCGGCAAAATGTTGTATCTGCAGCAAAATTGATTGGATATACACCACGTAGCGCATCGGCACCAAAGGCAACGGTTTCAATTGAAGTAATCCCACGCAATAATACTATAAATGAGTTTGTATTACCAGCTGGTGGGATTTTCTCTTCAAATATAAGCAGTCAAACAAACAAGGGTACAACATACCGTTTTACTAATCTATCCGATATTATTTGTAGTAGAAATTTAAACGGAACCTTAACCGCGACAAATGTTGATATTTTTCAGGGAGAACTTGTAACAAAGAGAATTCAGATAAATTCTGCTCAAAGTAATAATGAGTATATTATAGACGACAAAAATATAGATATAAGCACATTAAATGTAGCAGTCTTTCAAAACGGACGATCAGAAATAAACGAAGTATATTATAGATTTTCTGATATAAACTCTGTTGATAGTTTGTCACCTGTTTATTTCCTATATGAAAATTATAACGGGAACTATGTAATATCATTTGGTAATGGAGTCGTAGGTAAAAAACCCGACAACCTTAATATTTTACAGCTCACATATTTGGTTACTGCTGGCGACGGGGCAAATGGCTCAAATGTTTTTGACTATGTTAGTTATTTGCCTGATGCTCAAATTACGACTCGCCCACAACTAGTTACTATATTTTCTGCACGCGGTGGATCAACACCCGAATCAACTAGTAGTATAAAATATAACGCGCCGCTGCAATACATCTCACAAAATCGTGCTGTAACTGCGGATGACTATAAAACTTTAATACACGGTAATTTTCCAAATGTAAAATCTATATCTGTATGGGGCGGAGAAGAAAATGACCCACCGCGATACGGAACAGTTTTTGTATCAATTAGGAAAAGTAAAGATGTTAATACCGAGTCTGACTTTTTAACGGCTAACGAAAAGCAAGATATATTAACTTATCTACGTGATAAAAAAGTACTTTCAATATTTCCAGAAATAATTGACCCAGACTATGTAAATATTGTGCTTGATGTGTTATTTAAGTATAATCGTAACCTCACTACTCACAGCAAGGTTGGCCTTGAAACTAAGGTTAAAGAAACAATATCTAATTTTAATACCCAATATTTGGATTCATTTGATGGCGTGTTTCGTCATTCATTTTTAACAAAAACAATTGACGGCTCAAACCCGTCAATTTTAAACTCACATGTCAGAATTTATATTTCTAAGAGTGTATCTTTTGTTGCTGGCAATCCAGAAAAAATAACTATTAAGTATGGGGTTCCTCTTACAGTAGACAATGATGTTGCTATTGTATATTCTAGCGGCTGGAATTATGATGGAGTAACATACTATATAGGAGACAATGAAAGCACAACATCACCCGACATTAGATCGCTATTCATATACTACTATGATTCTGATAATACACCAATTATAAAGGAAACAAATATTGGAACAATTACATTAAGTACTGGAACGGTTGAATTAAGCGCAATACTCACTGATGAAACTACTAAAATAACTCTAGACCTTATACCTCTCTCAAATGATATTGCTCCTAAGAGAAATCAACTTATACAAATTGATACTACGCGATTAAATGTGTATGGTGAAGTTGACACAATAGCAGTTGGAGGATCAAGCCGGGCAGTTGGATATAAAACTTTTAGTAGAGACCGATAAATATGCTCTTAAGTATAGCAAATTCTCGTCCCCGTAATATGGAGTCTATTGGGGTAGCTGGACTCTATCCGCCTTCTTTGCAAGAATCAGCAGGCTCAATTATTAATTTCATTGAACTTTATTATGACTATTTGAATAGTACTGGTTTGCCATCAAACGAGATTGCAAATATCACACGAGATAAGGACATTGATATTGTATCAAACAAATATTTAACAGAAATACAAAGTTTAATAGGACGAAATATACCAAACAGTCGTGTGATTGATAAAGTTACGTTGTATAGAATTATTATACAATATTATCGTACTCGCGGATCAGAAGATAGTATACATACATTTTTTAAAATTTTCTTTGACGAAATTGTAGATATATTCTATCCTCGCGAATATCTTTTTGACCTGTCTGGCGGTCGCGGCGGGTGGAAGCCACTTAATATATCTTCTCTTCGTACGACAAATACAAATCCAAATAAAGTTACATTACTGGTAAAGTCGGATTATAAAATAGGACCATTCCCGTTATCTGATAGTGGTCCATATACAGTAACACTAAAGGCAATTAGTAAGAATATGTGGACATATGGTGGTGGTCCAAAATCTTACAACTTGCCATATGTTGAAAAAACAAATATCGCAGTCGGAACAGCACCACCAATTTATAGATGGGTTTATCGTTATGCTGATTTGTTTGAAATCTATAGCACAAATGACACGCTGTGGCCAGACGAAGCCGCATGGGAAATAGTGTCTCGCAATATTGAGTATTCTCAACAACCGGGCGAAGGTGCGCCCGTCGAAACTAAAAATATTGATTATGGCACGCTCACTGTTACAGTAGATACGCCAGTATTTGAAGATGAATTCATCGTTGATGAGACTAAGACTGAGTTGAACCCCGGTCAATCTTTGATTGACGAAAAGGTTCCGTCAAACTTACTCGTGACGGAGCGTTTAATAGAAAATCGCAGTGAACTTGATGAATTGGCTGATATTGAGTATTTTGGTATTACTACTGAAGCAGAATTACAGTTAGAAGTTGAACGCGTTGCAGACCTTCGAGTAACTGCAATTGTAACAGAAGAAGCAGGTGGACTTAGATACGAGGTTAATAATACAAATATTGAGTATTACCATACGTTTGAAGTGACAGCTTTTCCAGAATATACCGTTAAAACTGGAGACATTGTTCATTCACTTGAAGATGTCACTGACTTAACCGATAATACTGATTTTTCTTATTCGAAAATTTATCGTTGTAGTGATTTAGACCCGATAACTTGGGTCGAAATTGATAAGAATATTAACGTTTGGAGTTACGAAGATAACAAGTCATTTGCGTCAGACTTATATAAACTACATGACGGCGAATATTGGCAAAAATATTCATATCGTATACGCTCGCAACTTCCACAGGAAGACTGGGTAAATGACTATTTGCGATTTGTTCATCCAGCTGGATTAAAACTATTTAGTGCAATACTCTATGAATTTATTGCACGCACAGCCTGGAACAATTTAATTGATTATTCAGTTAAAAAGCCACAGGATAGTTATCTCTGGCTAAATGAGTATGAACCTCCAGTCATAGGCTATCACACTCCTAGGTATCAACCAGGATGGTTATCAGTTAACGAACGTCTGCTAACTATAATTCTAGAATATCTAAAGAGTCCGGGTAGTGAAGATGACTATGTGAGACTAATAACTTGTATTATTGGTATTTTCAGTCAAAATAATAATCCACGAAATAAGACTGTATACACAGATTATCAAGGGTGGTTAAAATATCTTGATCCAAATGAACTTATATGTGGAATAGCCGATAAGACTATTGATGAAGCAAGTTCTGCGTGGGGCGAGACGACGGGAAACATTTTTAGTAACATTTCATCCTTTGTTAGCTTTACAATTAAAGACAAATCGTATTATCCATGGTTCTATAGCGAACTTATTCCGCTTGATTTAATATACGAAGACACTGACCCAGATTATTTTGAAGGTTTAGTTGAATTAATTAATGCTGAAGTACAACCAAACTTTATTGTGAGTACTATAGAAAATAGGGTGCCCCTGATATATAGATACCCGCTTGAAAAACAAGATGGTGTGGACGATTTTATAACTGAAGATGCAACAGATTCATTTATTACTGAAGGCCAAATTAATCCTCGTACAGTATCAAGTCTATTTTCAAATAAGACAATACTGGGGGAAAATGAAGTGGTGCGCTTTTATGCACTCACTAAATATATACCAGACGGCACAACTCTATATTGGAGCGTTTCAAACTCAAATGTGTCTCAGCAGTCTGGCGAGTGTGTCGTAAAAAATGGAGTAGCGGTCTTTAAGTTAGTTCCACTCTTAAGTATGTCAAGCGGGACAGACGTACAGTTTATAGCAACTATTCGTCAGGCATCTCCTGATGGGCTTATACTCGCCCACAGCGCGCCAGTTACAGTAAATGACAACCTGACTGCGCCAACATACTCGATAACCTCGGGTGTAACCAATACAATTGAGGGCGGCGGAATTCCTTTTACAGTATCAACTACGAACGTTCCTGACAATAAGGCATTGTACTATGTGGCCTCACTTCCAAATGACTTAACGCCTTCAGTCGGTGGCTTGGTTGTAAAAAATAATAGCGCATCATTTACACTTATTGCAACCCCAGACACATTAAACACTGAAGGATCTGAACTGTTTAATGTTAAGCTTTATGCGTGCGGTACCGCTGGATTAGCTGCCGCGACTAGCGCTGACATAGAAATATTAGATGCATATAAATTATGGGATTTTTCCCCAACATCTTCAACTACTTTAAGTGGATTTACCGTTACTACATCAGACGCGTCACCTATAAAAATTGGTTGGACTGATGGCTCACTAGAACAAACGGTGAGTAGCGCCGTCGCTACTACACATACCTACTCGTAACCGCATTATAAATAATAGTATATGTCAGACATAAAATTTTCACAACTCACGCAAATAACAAACGCGTCACCATTAGATCTCGTGCCAATAATCGACGTCTCTAATCCGCTTATGTCAGAGAACGGAAGCAATGCCATTGTTAGTGTTGGCGACCTCGCGTCTTCGTTTTTTAATGGTCTTGGAAATGGATCAATAAGTAGCGCACAAATACAGACGAGTCCAGAATTCTTTGGCAACGTAAAGTTACCAATCACCACATCTATTGGGCCAATAACTGGAACTGAGATTGGTTTCTTAACTGGTTTGCGTAATAACATACAATATCAGTTTGACAACCTAGTTTATTATGGCACAACAATTTTTGGACCAGGAACAACTAGTGCTGCGCCACTTAAAATTCTAGCTGGTACAAATACAATAACACCAAGTCCTGGAAATATTGAGTTTGATGGCACAAGTCTGTATTATACAAACAATAATCCAACCCCAGCACGTCAGACGCTTGCGACCACAACCTATGTAGATAGTATAATAGACGGCGCGCCCGGGGTTTTAAACACACTTAATGAATTGGCGTTTGCTCTTAATGATGATGCAAACTATGCAACAACTATTACTACAGCGTTATCTGGTAAAGAGCCGGCAATAACAGCTGGAACGACTGCTCAATATTGGCGTGGTGATAAAACGTGGCAGACTTTAAATAAAGCAAGTGTTGATTTGAGCAATGTTACCAATGAAAGCAAGGCTACAATGTTTAGTAACCCCACTTTCTCTGGAACAACAACACTGCCAGCCGGAACAACTACAGTTGCACCATTAAAATTAACGGCTGGAACAAATTTAACTTCTCCAGTTGCTGGTAGTGTTGAATTTGATGGCACTGAAATATACATTACAAATTCAGTTGGCTCTAGAAAAACATTAACCTACACAGATCACACCCATACTACTGCAACAATAAGTGTAGCTGGGTTTATGTCAGCGGCTGATAAGGTTAGGCTTGACGGAATAGCAGCTGGTGCTGAAGTAAATGTTCAAGCTGATTGGAACGCGTCATCTGGTGATGCTGCAATCTTAAATAAACCCGATAATGCAACAATAAGTGTAGCTGGGTTTATGTCAGCGACTGATAAAAGTCGTTTAGACGACGCTTCTGGCGTTAATGGATTGGTTAAGTGTAATGGCTCGGGAGACTTTTCAGTTGCGTCTGCTGGCACAGACTATGCAGCTACTTCACATACGCATGGCAGCATAACCAATGATGGTAAACTTGGAACGACAACCAATTTGCCACTTATAACTACCACGGGTGGTACAATATCTACTGGATCATTTGGAACTGCAGCAAACACATTTTGTGCTGGAAATGACACTCGATTAAGTGATGCTCGTACTCCTGCTTCACATACGCATGGCAGCATAACCAATGATGGTAAACTTGGAACGACAACCAATTTGCCACTTATAACTACCACGGGTGGTACAATATCTACTGGATCATTTGGCACAACTGCCAATACATTTTGCGCTGGAAATGACACTCGTATTGATAATTTGCATACTGTCGTTAATACTTCAGCGGCAACACTCACTATAACTGAAGCGGATAACAATGAATATATACGTTGCTCTGCAGCAGGCGGAACTGCAATAACATTAAATGGAGCTGGAGCATGGACAGACGGTATGACGGTAACAGTTCGACGAGTTGGAGGAACGTCACCTGCAGGTGCATTAACATTAACTACTTCAAACGCAACAATAAATGATAATGATATTGCAAATATTTTAGCTGGAGACACGTTTGCACTAAAATGCGTTGACATTAGCAGTCCTACAAATAAGGTATTTGATTTTATTTAATATATGTTATCATCAGTAATACAAGGAAAGCGCAAACGGCGTCGTGGTAATGGTAATCAAATTATCCATACTATAAGAAATTGGTCTCTCAAAGGACAAGCTTATACTGAAAGTGAAGCTATAGGCGGCTATGCTACCAGTGTTAACGCTGATGGCGCAGTAGTTGTGAATGCAGGCAGAAACGCTTTAAACGCTCCGTTTTTAAATGTAGGGCGATGGAACAGCGGTTCGCAGTCTTGGTCGTACAGCAAAATTAATCTAGCACCACAGGATGGAGAGATAGTTACAAGCATAAGTGACGATGGCAACGTTATAGCTGTAGGATTTGAAGGATTTGGTGGCGGTAACGTATATACAAGCACCACAAACGTCATCATCTATGCATGGAACAGTTCTTCGTGGTCACAACGCGGATCTGCTATTTCTACTCGCAGCGTATCGAGCAGCATTGATATTAGTGGAGATGGATCTGTGCTAGCAATAGGTGAGCCATATTTTGCCGACGAGACCCCTTCGTCAAATACAAGAGTTAGAATCTTTAGATGGTCTGGAATTTCCTGGATCGCACATGGTAATACAATACTTAAACTTGGCCTCACCGACGTTACGCGTCTTTTTGGTTGGAAAGTTTCTCTTGACGGTTCCGGAGATACGGTAGCAATAGGCACACAAAGCGTCGATGCCGGTGTAGATATATACAGACTCAACGGCAGTACTTGGTCTCAACTCGGAAACAGATCACAATATGAGACAGTTTCGGATGGTTGGAATGGTTGTGATGCTGTAAAACTTGACTCTACAGGAAATTTTATGGTGGTTGCCGGATATCAAGAATCATCTCAAGGTGGTTCAGATACTCTTGGAGTTATTCGTGTTTTTAGATGGACAGGTTCTACGTGGACTAAAGTAGGTAATGATATAACTCAACCTGCTTTTTATAGCAATAATGAACCAGATGTAAGCTTATCTATGGACGGCACTGCTTCTAGAATAATAGTAGGAACTAGACAATTAGCATCAGACGGCGGAGATAGTTCTATTAAAGTCTATGACTGGAATGGTACGGGTTGGGAACTATCAGCAACTGTAACACATGGAGCTACAGACAGCAACAACGGATTTAATCCAAAACTTTCACTAGACGGTCAAACAATAACGTTTGGTGCGCCTAACACAAAGACTAGTGCAGTCTATACAACATAAATTATTATAAATATAGCATATGGCCACAATAAAGATTTCAGCGTTACCAGCAATTACTAGTAATAGCGTTACTAGTAATGATCTTTTTCATGTTATTGATGTAGACGCCACGAGTCAAACATATCCTACTGGCACAAACAAAAAGGTAACTGCGTCGATCTTGGCAGAACGCCTTGCGGCACTTAATACTACTACAATACCTCCAGTAGTACAGACCGAATTAGACTTAAAGTTATCAATCGCTGACTTTAATGGCGTCGGGCTTAAAATTGCAGCTCCAGTTGTTGCTGCTACTATTGCGCCAGTAACACTTACTGGTCTGACTGCAATCTTTGCTAATGCCATTATTGACGGAGTGACTCTTGTAGCTGGAGATCGTCTACTTGTAAAAAACCAAAGTACCACGTCAGAAAATGGTATCTATATAATTTCAACTACACCGACAATACCGGTTCGAGCAACTGACTTTAATGAACCAACTGAAATTAATAATGGCTTTGTACTTGTAAATGGAGGCACAACTCAGAACGGCAGCGGCTGGGCAGTAACAAGCACAGTCACAGTCTCTCCATCTGGAGTAGGGACCGACCCAATCGTTTTTACTCAATTTGCATCTGGTCTTTCCGGCCTTTCAAAGTCGTCTGTAGGACTGGGCAATGTTGATAACACGAGCGATATTAGTAAGCCGCTGTCGACAGCAACGATCACCGCATTAGCTGGCAAGCAAGGCCTGATAGGCGGCGCAGCATCAACAATAACAACTAGTAACTTAGGTGCTAGTCGAGCATTAGTTTCAGATGTCACCGGTAAAGTGGCAGCATCAGCGACAGTAACGAGTGCTCAGTTGGGCTACTTAACTGATGTCACGAGTAACATTCAAGCACAACTAGATAACAAAGCTCCTCTTGCATCTCCAACATTTACTGGGAATGTTGCACTACCAAGTACAACTACTGTTGGTGGTACTGTAATTGGCACAATTCCAGCTGGAGCAGTTATGGCTTTTGCCATGAATTCCGCTCCTGCCGGGTGGTTAGTTGCTGATGGAACTGCAGTGTCTCGCGCCACTTACGCGAATTTATTTACGGCGATTGGAACATTATATCCCGGAGGAGATGGAGCAACAACATTTGCTGTGCCAGACTTGCGTGGCTATTTTGTTCGCGGAACAGGAACAAATAGTGATGGGACGGTATCTGGAACATTTGCAGCAAAGCAAGCTGACGAGTTTAAGTCTCACACTCATACTGTTGATAACATTGTATTAGTTCCTGGTTATCAAGGAAGCGGTGGTGGACTCGTTGGAAGAAGTTCTGCAAATTCTGGCAGCACAGGAGGAACTGAAACTCGCCCTAGAAACATCGCAATGCTTTATTGCATTAAATTTTAATTTATAAATAATCTTATGCCAGTTAAAATTACATCACTAGCCCCAATTGATACAATTGCTCAAAATGATCTTATACATATCATTGACGTCGGCAATAAGACCATGGGCGATAGTGGCACAAATACACATATAACTGCCGGAGCCGCGGCAAATCAATTGGGTGCCTTGCTAACTGCTGTTCCAGCAGTTATACAGACTGAAATTGATGAAAAGGCTAACATCAACAATCCTACATTTACAGGAAATGTAACTCTTCCAAGTACGACATCGATTGGCGAAGTTACTGCTGGTGAAATCGCATTTGTACATGACGTTACGAGTCCAATTCAAACTCAACTAGACAGTAAAGTACCAGCATTCAATTCTGCTTTTACCGGAACAATTACTTCATCAAATAACGCTGCCCAGTCATTAACTTCAGCTGCATTACATTGCACGGGAACGACTGGTGCCATATTAATGGATAGTGCTGGCCACAAAAGAATCTCATGGAATGACGGCGACGGTAACTTTAACATACGTGCTGGACATTATTATAATGGTACAGCCGTTGTCTATGCGAAGCAGTCAAATGAAAATAATGGAGGAGCAGCAGCCATAGCATTTGGTTCAGACGGCGCCGACGGCAACATCACGATGAGTGCTGCACCGATTGGTGTGTCTGGCACAACAGTAGCCTGGGCAAACAACTTTATACTAAATAAAGACGCTGCATATACAGATAAAAACTTTGGTATTGGAACAACGTCTCCAGTGGATACGTTAGACGCCAACGGATCAGTAGTATTACGTGGTAACTCTGCTGGAGCCATAATGTTTGCTCCTAAATTTGGATGGGCGCCGTACGGCACTAACTATGATAGGTTTGAAATCTATGTAGATCCAAATGCGCAAATTACAACTATTGGAAACTCACATGGTGGCACCGGGGTCGCCAGAGCACTTGGTCTTAAAACATCTGGCGCCAACAGAATGACAATTATGGCCGATGGCAAAGTCGGTATTGGAACAAGCGCTCCTACTACTGCGCTTGAAGTAAATGGTACAATAACTGCAACTGCATTTAGCGGATCATTCGTTGGTCAGTTTTCAGGAAATATAGCCACCTCTACGCTTGCGGCAAAGGCAAGTACCCTTGCTGCTGGCGGTGGTAACGGCACCGCAATGACATTTAACTGGGTAGCGGGGAATCCAACAAATGGACAACCATTGTGGTTATGGGGCGGCAGTGACGCCGCAAACATGTACGTCTATAATCCAAGCAACTTTAGTGTAGCAACTGCCACCAGTGCGACGACTGCCACCAGTGCGGGGAGTTTCACTGGTTCGCTGGCAGGAGATGTGACCGGCACCCAAGGTGCGACGACAATCTCTGCGGGGACGGTGACGGGTAAGGCGCTCACTGGCTATGTTTCTGGAGCGGGGACGATTGCTGCGACCGACACGATTTTAGGCGCAATCAACAAACTCAATGGCAATGTCGGGCTAAAGGCGAATATTGCCAGTCCAACCTTATCAGGTTTAACGTTGAGTGATTCAAGCATAGTTTTTGAAGGATCGTCTGCAGATGAATTTGAAACTACTCTGACAGTCACTAATCCCACCGCAGATCGCACTATAACTCTACCAAATGTTACAGGAACAATAGTCACAAGTGGTGACACCGGTAGTGTGACATCTACAATGATTTTAGATGGCACAATTAATAATGCTGACATAAGCACATCCGCGGCAATTGCCGACACCAAACTAGCTACAATAAGCACAAGCGGAAAGGTTGCTAACAGCGCCACAACCGCAACAAGTAACAATAATCCCAATACAATAGTTACTCGTGATGCCTCTGGAAACTTTAGTGCTGGTACGATTACTGGTGACGTCACTGGAAATGTGACTGGCTCGTCTGGTTATGCGACAACTGCTGGCTCTTGTACAGGAAATGCTGCAACTGCTAGTTATGCAACAGCTGCAGGATCTACAATAAACGTACGTGGAGTATCTAAATTTCCTGAAAAAAGCAATTCTGGTGCGCTGCTGTTAGGATATGGTTTTACCTTTATTGATTCAGATAACGAAATACGAGCTATTGGTTCTTCGACCGCGGCGAATGCATTGCCTGCAACTTTCGATCAATATGCTCCAGCTGGAGTATATGGCCCGCTATTTGAAAATATTATACCTGACAAACTTTATGTAAATCAGCAGTCAGCATTTGTGATAACGACGACTGGCAAAGTATTTGCGGCGGGTGTTAATACTTCCGGCGGGTTGGGCGTCGCCGTCGTCGGTGAAACTAAGACTTTACTTGATGTTAAGTTACCGGACACTGAGGTTTGTGTGAAAATTGCTCTTAGTGCAGAACGAAATACTCAAAATACATACTTCTTAACAGCATCTGGAAAAGTATATGTCTCGGGAGATAATACTCGCGGGCAACTGGGATTTGCCGGTCGGTCGACCTCGTATGATGCAACCGCTCCCGAATTAACAATTGGTCCGGGGAGTCCAAGTCAAACCACGGCCGTTACAGATATTCAAACAGTTGGCAGTGGTAGCTCCCACACTGCGATAGCATTGTTAAGTAACGGTACAGTATGGGTTTGTGGATACGGCGACTACGGACAAATGGGAAATGGTACCTCTAATGCGGTCAATACCACGTGGACACAGGTTAGGACGACTGGTACTACCCTTGGTAATATTAAAAAAATATATGCTGCTGGCGCCGATTCGAAAACTTCGCTTTATGCACTAGATACGAATAATAGACTATGGGGGTGGGGCAATAGCTCATGGGGTCAATTAGCGCAAAATAATACAAACGAGCAAACGTATGCAGTGAAAGTATCAGATGGCGTTGACAAGTTTTGGGCATTTGGTGCTTCTTGTTTTATAAAGAGACTACCGGGTGCGGAGCAGGCTGGCATACCTGGCCTCAACTACAGCATTGGACAAATACATTCATGGGGATACAACGGCTACGGCCAATTAGGCATAGGGACTACGACCAACCGCACGGTCGTGGGAGACTTTGAATTCCCGTTGAAAAATATTAATATTGAAAATATGTATGGATCGCAAGACGACGGCACGCCCGGCCTTCATGTTTTTGCCAAACCGCTTAGTTCAAATAACATTTATTCAGCTGGACGCGGGGAGGATGGAGAATTGGGTATAAATCAAGTTACAGATTCAACTTTTTTTGGCAGAGCTATTTTCCCAGTAGGTTCTCAAATTATCGATATTATATGTTCGTTTTATACTGGGGTTGGCAGTGAAACGTGGGTTCGTACTGCAGATAACAAACTATATCACACTGGCTATAGGAATTGGCTACATGGACCCAACGGCAGCAATAAATCTGCAGTATTTAGTAATGTTACTAATTTAGTGTGCGGCTAATTAATATTTTAAACTAAAAACCACAACAATAAAAATACGACTATGCCATATAAAATCTCGTACTTTGTATAATTGGTTAGTATTAACATAAAATTTTCTATATAAATACATTAAATAATAACACCTTATGGCAGCAATCGTAACAGACTCTTTTCGTAGAAACAATGCGCAACTCTTTTTAGGGGATGTAGCGTCTAGCAGCACAAACTATTATGTAGGACTCGGAAAATCTGATAAGTGGGTTCTTGATGAAGAAGCTTTACTTCCTGGTGACATTCCTCTTTCACTTGGAATAGAAGGTGACGACTCAGATATAAAATCAAATCTAGTAACATTACTTAAGATTAATGATACTCATACGGAACTCGTAATTCCACATATAAAATGGAAAACTGGAGCATATTATAAAGCTTATAGCCCATATGATCTAGATTGTTTTTATCCGGGTGTTCTCGAAGGTGATGCAGAAATAAATCCATGCTATGCAGTTGTAAGTGGTCGCATCTACCTTTGCCTTCAACGCGGTGTAGGAGTTACAGCTGGTATTCCAGTAGCAACTGACTATCGCGCAACAATATATGCCAATGACGGCTATGTTTGGATGCTTGTTGATAATGTATCAACTGCGTTATCAAAATTAATTACTGACCAGTTTATTAACATAACTTCTGGAGTTGTACCACAAACCATTGCCCCATCTATTGAGGCCAGTGGAGGAGGGTTACTATACGGTTTTAGTGTGATGTCGGGTGGCTTAGGTTATGGCTCACTCAACGAGGTTACATTTGTTGCTCAATACTCTGATGGCAGTGAGCTTGAAATTGAGTGTGGAGCGATAGCAGATGCAACTACTGGAGTGCTTAAAAATGTGTTACTACCACCTGATTGGTCATACACCGCAGTCGGTTCAAAACGAATAGTAAGCGGTTACTTTAAAATAGATTCAACTGGTTCAGGCGCTGTTATAGTTCCTCACATCGCGCCACTACTCGGCTTTGGTTATGAACCTTCAAAAATATTACCATCGTGGTTTATAGGAATTGCAGTTGATGCAGTTGATAGTATTTCAAGTGACGGGTTCTATATCCCGTATCGTCAAATTTCGGTTTTAAGAAATGTTGAATATACTGAAAATAGTAGTCCAGACACTCTTGGTGCACTTCGTTACATTACAATCCCAACTCCCCCATCTGCTGGAATTTCAGTAGGAGACAAGTTAACGTTTGGAACAACTGGTATAACCGCATATTTTGATTCATATTCTAGTGTTGAGATTGCTGGAGTAACTTCACGCCGAATATACTTTCATCAAAATTCAACAACTGGGTTTGGAGCTATTCCAAGTACTGGTACAGTTACTGACTCTAAAGGTACGTCTGTGCAATATAGTGCAGTAAGTAATAACGAATATATTCCTCACAGTGGTAAAGTAGTATTTACTGAAAATCGTAAACCGATTAACCGCCAAAGCGGACAAACTGAAGAAATTAAGATTATTATACAATTCTAATGTCTATTACATCATACAACACAATCTATCATGATGATTATATTTCATCCGGGAATGACGATAAAAATTATCTTCGCGTATTATTTAAACCAGGTTACAGTGTACAGGTAAGAGAACTAAACCAGTTACAATCTTCTCTACAAGATCAAATAAACCGGTTGGGTGGCAGCGTATGGAAAGCTGATACTGCCGTAGTTGGTGGCGGTACTTCCTTTTTACCTGAATTATTTTCATTGACCTTTGACCTCTCAACCGCAGAGTTAAATGTTGCTGGAAATGTTCTTACGCTTGCAGAGATTGCCGAAGCCGCTAAATCCATTGCCTACCTCGATAGCACATTACGTGGCGAGATACTCGGTTATGTTAAGCGTGAGGATGCAAAATATACATTCTACTTTAACTATACAAATACTGATGAGGATGGCGTTGGTGTATTTGGTGGAGAGTTTGAAAATGGTTATAAACTTATACTACGTTCGAGTGACACCTCTTTGCCAGAGAGCGAATTACCAGTAGTAAACTATGTCTCATATGTTAGTGAGGGCCCTGCTTCAGGATTAGTCTGCGAAGAGGGAGTCTTTTATACAAAGGGATCTTTCGTGGCACTGCCGCGCCAAACATTTTTTATTGATAAAACCGAGACTGACGAGTCTTTAACGGGTTATGCTGTATTAAAGATTGATGAAAATATCACAACATACTTTGATGATTCTAGCCTATTAGACAACGCTAATGGTACACCAAACTATAGTGCACCTGGTGCAGATCGATACTCAATTGATCTAACTTTAGACTGGATAACTTCTGATGACTATGAGACTAGCACAGATTCATATATAAAATTATTGGTAATAAAGGCTTCGCGTCCAGTTGAAATTGTTGAGACTGCTGAGTATACTGAAATTATTGATATACTCGCAAAACGTACAAGTGAAGAGTCTGGAAACTATACTGTAAATCCATTTCCTATAGGCATTCGCGAAACCTTTGATGGTGATAACCTGCCAGTTGACTGCATTGTCGTTGGTCGCAAGTATCGTATTCAAGATCTTGGTGTAACAACCGGCGAACTTACTAATTGGGTAGGTTTAGGAGCAACTGCGCCCGTGAGTGTTGGATCAGAGTTTACTGCGGTTAAGTATGCAAGCACGGAAAATACCAGCACAACCGCATTTGTTAACGGAGGAAAAGTAAGCGATCTTGCTTATCCATACGGTGCGTATCAAGCTGATAATTTAGATCAAATCGGATATGATATTACATCAACTGAAAAAAAAGTTAATGCAATAGAAAGTGCGCGAGACCAGTATACAGTCACACTCGACTCTTCAGTTGCATATGTTGATGGCTATCGGGTTGCACTTAATAAGAGCTTAAATGTTACTTCTAAAAAGGCGCGGGACGAGGCAGAATTATTAACTAGCATCAGCGCAACAACGGGTAGTTACTTTATTGGTACTATCCAAACAGCCAATACGGATGATTCCACGTTTCCAACAATATCAACAGTTACAAATGTTTATAATTTGTATGCATACGAAGATAACGCCGATATTACAGCAACCCCACCAGAAGAGAGCGCCTCAGTTGTAAAGATTGGAACTTGTCGTATAAAGGCATTTGAATCTGTTACTGGTAGCAGTTTGTATCGTTGTTATGTGTATGACGTAGAATTTACTGGCGCGTCTACTGCAGAATGGAATGCTCGACGATTTGATAATGTTGAGCAGATTTATGGGCATAACTTTATGTTTAATATTGATACCGCGAATAACGGTACTTTGTTAGAAGCAACGGGTGACACCGCGATTTTCCAATGTCCATATCCACAGTCGCGTCAAATGAGTAATACTACGTTTTATGCACAACGACTGTTTACTGGCACAGTTCCATCAACTGGAACTCCATCAATTACTCTTTCAGTAAGTGGCGGTAGAATATTTACTGATACTAGTGATGTATTGGTAATGATAGCTGGTGACATAGCATCATCTACTACAGTTAGTCCATCGGGTGACCTCACAACATTAACTATAACTGGCACGGAAGTGACAGCTTCAGCTAAATATTCGGTACTTGCAAAAATAGCCGTAACAAATGCTGATAATATTGCGCGGGTCACCAAAAGTCGCAAGATAGTTAGTGATACAATAGTGGGCGGTGGCATCAATGGGAGAATATTCTCATTACAAAATACAGACGTAATCCGAATAGTTTCAGTAAACACCATCGACGGCGACAGTAAAGACATTACATCACTATTTAAGCTTATAGATGATGGTCAGCGTAATAGTATTTACACAAATGCCCGCGTGCAATATTCAGGTCTACCGTTCACTGAAACTATTGAAATTGAGTATGAATATTATGAACGTCTTGGTGGCGTCGGGCGGGATCTGGTAATGTATAATGTTGATTCATATAGATCAAATAACAACAGTGTCGGCACAGCATATGAAAATATACCTACATACAAGGGGGTAAGTCTTTCAGATGTGATAGACTTTAGACAGGATGTAGTGTATCCAGTAACTAATGGAGTAGCTGGAATAACTGCCATAGCAAATACAAATAAAAGTCAAATTGATCCAAATACGCCAATTACTTCACTTATTAAATTTTACTTACCTCGGATCGACGCGGTTACAGTAAATTCCGGCGGAGAATTTACTATTATAAATGGTGTCTCATCCCTGACCCCAGTTGAGCCGTCTGTGCCTAAAAATTCGATGACGCTCTATACCTTAAAGGTTCCAGCATACACGCCAAATGTATCTGATATAGTTAAAGTATATAATGACAATCGTCGTTATACTATGCGTGATATTGGTGCAATTGAAAAGCGTATTAGTAATATAGAGTATTATACGTCACTTTCACTTCTTGAACGTTCAGCCACAGAAAAAAATATATTTGATGACGTGGGTGCACGTTTTAAAAATGGTATTTTAGTTGATAACTTTATTGGTCATGGCGTGGGAGATGTATTTAATCCAGACTATAGTTGCTCAACTGATCGTGAAAATGGAATTTTGCGTCCACGCTATAATACGTACAACTCTGATCTTGCTATCGATAGTCCACAAATTAGTATAAATGGAAGTATTTCAAAACTAGTAGATGATGGGAAAATAAGAGTTCATGACAGCATTATTACCTTAAACTACAATGAAGTTGAACTTATATCACACCTAAAGGCGACCGCTCATATTAGTGTACATCCTCATGTCTATGCAAAAATTAATGGACACATACGTCTGTCACCAGCAGCAGATAACTGGAAAGATACTGTTACCCGCCCAGACCTTATTGTAACTGACGATAGCGCATTTGACGCAATTAAATTTATTGCTGAAGACCCCGCGCTTGACATACTTGGTTCAGACTGGAATAACTGGGAACGTGAATGGGGCGGCACCACAACTACAAGAGCTCCACTCCGAAACTGGCGCAGACGTGGTACAACTACGACTACTGTGCAAGAATTTACTGAGTCTCGTGAGGGCACAAACACTACTCTTGGATCTACATTTGTTCCAAAAAGTCTTGGAACAAATGTTGTAGACACTGTAATTATACCATTTATTCGCTCACGAATTGTCTATTTCCACGCTACTGGCTTAAAGGCGTCTACGCAAGTCTATCCTTTCTTTGAAGATCGTGACATATCGGCATACACAAATCAAGTAATTGGTAATGATAGCACAAAATTTATTGTGCCTTCAACAATAAATGATAATAGTACTCGTATATTTAATAACATACTATCAGCGGATCTACCAGCTCCATTGAGTGGATATACTCCATATGGTACCACACTAAAAACAGATTCAGCGGGAGAACTCTATGGATCATTTATTATACCAAATAATACATCAATGCGTTTTCGCACTGGTGATCGTGTTTTTAAATTAACGGATGACTCGCGAAATGCTTCTTCAGAAACTTCGTATGCATTTTCAAAATATAACGCGAGCGGAATACTTGAAACGGTGCAAGAAACTATACTTTCAACCAAAACCCCGCAATTTGCAGTAACCCCGATTGAAGAAGAGCGTTCTGGTAGTGTGACTACAACTACGACTGCATATCATGACCCACTTGCTCAGTCATTTATAATTAGTACAGATGACTATCCAACCGGGGTGTTTATAACATCAGTTGATATATATTTTGCTGAAAAAGCACGTTTACAACCAGTTGAAATTTATATTGTAACAATGACAAATGGAGCTCCTACTCGCACGGTTGTTCCATATTCAAGGGTTTTCCGCCGTCCAAGTGAAGTGCAAGTCAGCGCAAATGGTTCAGCAGCAACAAACTTTAAATTCAGTGACCCAGTCTTTTTGAAGACCGGCGAAGAGTATTCAATAATTGTATCATCGAACAGTGGAGACTATCGTTGCTGGTATGCAATACTTGGTGAAACAGACGTAGTTTCTGGCAAACGTATTGAAAAGCAAGAGTATCTTGGAACGTTCTTTACGAGTGCAAATGCATATACGTGGACTCCTCAACAAGAACAAGACCTTAAATTTCGCATTAACCGTGCAGAATTTTTTAATATCGGTTCTACATCAAAGTCAGGAGATATACAATTTAGAACAAATCTGCATAGCGGCGTAGATAAAATAACAATAGAGGAACCCGGTGTTGGTTATAGTTTGCCACCCGCTATAACATTTGATCCGTCAAATGGCGGTGCTCGTGCCTCCGCGGTACTAAATCCAATTGATGGCAGTATTTCAGAAATAATACTGCATGATCGTGGATCTGGATATTCAGCCGCCGTCGATATCGTAGTTACACCTGTAGTCGGCAGTCAGACTCCCACCACAGTCGCTACTATTCGCGCCAAACTCGCGGAAATTCCAGTATCAATGTTTAATTTACGCCAACCAAGCTTAACATTTAACAGTACTGCAATAGATTATAGCATACAATTTAAATCCGAAACTCCTAAAAAATTCGAAACAGCGGCAAATATATATTTGCCTAGCAGTTATGGTAACTTAAATTCGCATACATTAAATGTAATTGGGCAAAATCAGTTGTTTGGGCCTCGAGCTCTTATAACTGCAAGCCTAACAACTACAGACCGCGCAATATCTCCAATTATTGATGTTGACGGATCATCATTACTTACTGTTACAAATCTTATAAATTCTGACAGTACAGATGAAGCATACGCTCGCTATCAAAGTGGAACTGCAACTGGAGGAACCGTTAATACTTTAATTGACAACGCAAAATCTTGGGTCGTCAATTCATTGGTAGGAAACACATTAAAAATTACAAGTGGTACCTATATTGGAACAGTATATCGAATTACTGATAATACCGATACTCAAATTACATTTAGTCCTAGTACCGGAGCACCGGGAACCGAGGGAATTATTTCTACTAACACATATAAAATATTGATTCCTGAACGGCGAGGCGCAGCTCTTGCTCGATATATTACTCGTAAAGTTGTTTTAAATTCTCCTTCTGATTGGTTAAATGTTTATATATCGACTAACCGCCCAACTGATCAAACTGATATTAAGGTGTATGTAAAGTTAGGATTTGATACTACAACATCAGATGATCTAATTGATTGGCAGGAATTAACACCAAGAGTGCCTATTCCTATTAGCAGCGACCCTAATAAATATAGTGAAAGCGAGTATAAAATTGATCCTAATGATGATTTTATTTCTTTCCAAGTTAAAATTGTGTTGCTATCAAATAATATTTTTGATATTCCAACGATTCGTGACTTTAGAGCAATTGCAACAGTATAAAATTTATGGCAACTCGTAAAAAAATAAAAGTAGAAGACAATCCTTCATTGGAGAGAGATTCCTTTTCAGGCGCAATTTTAAACTCGGACATAACTGCATATACATCAGCGGTGCGTCGTAAAAAACGTATGCGCAGTCAAGAGCAGCTAATTGCTGAGTTAAGTAGAAAAGTTGGAGAATTATTGCTTTGGAAAGAAGAAATAATCAAATTATTAGCAAAAAAAGAGAATAAATAAACATAATGGATTCAATTCAATTTTCAGAGTTTTCTACGACTGGTGTTAATAATAGTGATACTTTTGACGTCTGGCGTAAAAAGACGAATGGTGTTATAGGTCAACTTGTTACTATAAATGATAGCATTTCACCATTATTCTACGGGGCAGGACAAACGCAGTCTGCATTGCTACGAACAGTTACGTTAGATGATTCTCAAACAATAACCGGAGCAAAAACTTTCTCGGGTGGTACAAAGGCTTTTCCAATTTTAAAAGTTGGCACTGCTGGATTCTATGAAGATAGTGGAGTTTTGGGAACTACTGGAGCATTTATTAGTGACCGAATAATAATTAATTCTGAGTTACAATTTGGTACACATTCTTATACAATTCCAAATAACAATCCGGTAGAATCTTCACTATTAGAAAAGTCTGGTAATAGTTTATCATGGAAGACACTAAGTAGCATAATTTCTGTTATACAGCAGGAGGGGGCAGTAAATGTTGTTACTACAAATATAGTATTGCCTGTTGGTTCAATTATTGACTATGCTGTTTCGGCTGGAAGCGTTCCATCAAATTGGTTACGTCTCAGCGGAGGTCGTTTTAAAGGCGGAGACTATCCAGAACTTGCTGCTCTTATACTCAATGCGTATGGTATCATTTATACAACACAAACTGGCACTACACAGGCGCCAACAGTTTCATATAATTCTAACTGGTGGTATACGTTACCTAATACGTCTGGCAAAATTATAAAGGCAGTTGCTGATTCAGTAGTTAATACCTTTATAGATCGTGGTAATGCCTTTGATATAATCAAAAATGGATCATCAATACAGTCTTTATCACTTGCAAATGGTGGTACTGGAATTTTAAATTTAAGGCATGACAATACCTTACGTATTGACACGGCTACCCGCGAACTTGGTGTGGCTCCATTTTCAGTTGGTGCAGATAAAATAGCATCTAACGCGATTGATCCTAGTAAACTCAGTTTTGGGGGTCCTTCATGGGACACTAGCAGTTCATTATATGAGGGAAGCGATCCCAATACCCGGGCTCGCGTTGCTACTCGCGACTATGTTGACTCAAAAATATCTAAAGCTGGACCAGTTAAAAAATTGGTGTCTCGCTTAGCATCTAACCCGCATTCATCTGCCCCAGCTTTTGGAGAATTTTGTTATATAAATCATGATGGCGTGCCAATTATAACTGGCGTAAATACGAGCAGCCGTTTTGGTTTTGCTGATAAATATGCGCACACTGAAATGCCACTTCCAGACAACCGCCACGCAGTTGAGTTACATGTCGGCTATGATCATATGTGTGCTCTAGACGAAACTGGAGAGTTATGGGCGATTGGTAATAATAGTTACAATAAGTTTAATATTGTGCCGGGCGGCGATTCGATCACCCGCGCCATATGGACGAAAGCTTTTACTCCACTCTATACGTATAGTACAAACAATAAAATTCGCAAAGTTATACTCTCGGGTGACATCACTACAACTAATGTTGCTGTTATTGATACTTCAAATCGTTTGTGGATAGCTGGCAGAAATTATGCTGGAGTGCTTGGCCGCGGCGTCTCAGGTGACGCGACTAGCACTAACACCAAACCGGCGGGTGAAGCTACTCCAGTTTTAGAAAATGTGCTTGACGCGTTTCTAGTTGGATCCTCTGCATATGAAGTATGTATTGCGCTAACTTCAGCCGGAATACATATGTCTGGTTATGGCGGAGTTGGACAAAATGGGATTGGTAATTCCAATGTTGCTAACGGTACCTTTAATACAATACCAATAGATGGAATTTCTAATTATGGCGCGTGCAGTATATACGGTTCAGGCGAAGATCAATATACAACAATATACGTAAAAACCCCAAATAACTTAGTTTATGGTTGGGGTTATAATGGAAATAGTGTTTTAGGAAATGGTGGCACCGCAACTATAACACGCCCAACAGCAATCTTCGATAATCCAGATTTAAATATTGATAGTTTGTATACTAATGTCAATAAAGGTCCTATTGACAAGACCGGGACGTATGCAGATGAAGCTGCAACAGGCGCGGCCTATATTTCTGGCGTAAGGAATAATGCGACTGCTCCTCGAGGAGCAACTATACAAAGCACAGTGGCCGGACATACATTAGGGACATCAATTAGTTCAAGTGATTCTGGTAATATAATCGCTGTTGGGGCTCCTGGCGCAAATGGACGGGTACAATGCCATGTTTACACCAATAATGTATGGTCAAACTATGGGCCAGTTATATCTGGCGCCGAGACTCTCTCATTATTTGGCCAATCTGTAAGTTTAAATTCTGAAGGATCACGACTTTGTATTGGTGTGCCAGACGGCCAATTAGTTGGTTCTTCGCGATCCGGTCAAGTGCGTATATATGACTATTCTATACAGGGCGCATCATGGATGCAACGTAACCTTTCATTTAATGGCGAGTTGGCTGCGTCTAAATTAGGATCATCTGTTGCATTATCTGGAGACGGCAATACATTTATTGCTGGAGCTCCGGGTTATAATAGCAACACCGGAAGAGTCTATATCAGACGAATAACTGCTACAGGAACTGAGACAGTTGGTGACCCTATAACAGGTACTGCAGCAAGTCAACAATGCGGCATAAAGGTTGCAATTAATACTTCAGGAACAGTAATAGCAATTGCCTCAAATGGTATATCAACAGCGGGCGTTGTAAGAGTGTATACTCTAGTTGGTGGTACTTGGGTACGGGTCGGAGGTGATATAGTAGGAAGAGCTGCTACAGATGACGCGATTAATATTTCTTTAAATGGTGCTGGTACTCTATTGGTGGTCGGTGCCCCGGGATCTGATATTGCAGGATCTAATAGCGGATCGACCCGAGTATTTAGTTATAATCCACAAACACTGGAATGGGTTCAACTTGGTGCTGATATACTTGGCCAATCAGTAAATGAAAGTAGTGGTTCAAGTGTTGCATTTTCACGCGACGGCGCAGTTTTAGCAGTTGGCGCACCAGGTGCTGATGCTCTTAATCTTACTGATAATGGTGTCGTTCGACTATTTAAGTATGACGACAATAAATGGAAACTATTAACGGCAGCACTCATTGGAACAATGGCTGGCGAAGGGTTTGGTAGAGCGGTTGCTATTTCAGCAACTGGTACAAATATTTTAGCGAGCTCGCCAACATGGAACTCTAGCCGCGGCCAAGTGAATTCAATAGGGTTTGTGAGTGCGCCGACTATTTCATACGAAGTATGGTGTACAGGAACTAATACTGGAAATAAATTTTCATTTGCTGGAAATGTAACTACGTGGAGACGTGTTGGAGAGCTTCCAACTGGATATGCTATTGAAGACTTTTGGCCTGGTAGTGGTTACTATGCTAATAGCGTTAACTTTATAAAGGCTAGGCGTTTGTTGGATGGTATTAATTATTTATTTGTTGTTGGTGCAAACTCGAGGTATGAATCTGGGTATGGTAATAAGACTGTCTTAAATACCTGGACGCGCTTAAATTTACAATCGCATATAGTGGATCGTATAATTGATATACAATCAGTAAGTCCTTATGCTGGCGAAGCCTACACAATTTTACACCTAAATGACGGCACTCTCTACTTTGCGGGTTATAATAGTTATAGCATTGATCCAAATTTACCAACTAGTACTTACAGAACAAACTTTACACGCATAAAATAATATGGCAATAGATTATAAAAAAATAGTTTTAAAAAATAGTGCGACTCCCGGTGCGATTCCGATCCCGGATTTTTTAAGTAGTGGTGAACTTGCATTAAACTATGCAGACAATAAAATATATTATAAGACTCTCGATGGCAGCATTGTGGTTCACGAGACTCCAGATATTGATGTTGATCCTAGCCCAAATTCAATTGTCCGCCGGAACCTAGATGGTTCTGGTATATTTAATGGTGTGATTAGTGAAAGCACTGATGCTGATATCTATAGCATATATGCTACACACAGTACGTGCACTGCCGCAAAAATTATTAATACTGGACTGTGTGCTGGAGCAGAAATATCATCTGACCTTGGAACCGGAGCAGAAATAAGCAGTATATCTGGAACCGGAGCAATAATAAGCAGCAACACATCTGGAACCGGAGCAATAATAAGCAGTATATCTGGGACTGGAGCAGAAATAAGCAGCAACACATCCGGAACTGGAGCAATAATAAGCAGCACATCTGGAACGGGAGCAATAATAAGCAGTGTATCTGGTATTAGTTTGTCTGCGTCATCTGAAACAGAAACTGGAGCAATAATAAGCAGCACATCTGGAACGGGAGCAGAAATAACAAGTTTTAGTGGAACCGCCGCAGAAATCTATACCGAAGATGGAGACTATCATGCAACGTTTGGCGATCCAAGCGTGAATGTTCTCGGGATTAGCAATAATGACAATGGTTCGGTTGACATTGATTGGTTAACTGTGTCTAATGAAATTATTACTTCAACTAGTAAATTAAAGTCGGGAGCTACGGCTAATCAGACATGGACACTGCCCAATGAGACTGGTACATTGGCTACTAAAGAATACGTAAATATACTCGCGCAAGGTCTACATATTCATGCTTCTGTGCACGTTATCTTAAAAACTTCTCTTGAAAGTTTGGGTGCAGGAACGGTCACATACACCAACGGGACTGCAGGTGTTGGAGCGAAGTTGACGTTACAAAATCCTTTGACTCAGGCGATGCTCGATGGCGATCCAGATGCGCTTACAGTAGGTGCCCGAATAATTGTTGCCGGACAAAGCAATCAAGCTATTAATGGAATATATACATATTCGACAAGTACAGAATTGATTCGCGCTACGGATTTTGATGAACCAGCAGAAGTTGCAGGTGGAGATTTTGTGTTCGTCACGCATGGTACTATCGGCGCTAATACTGGATGGGTATTATCTGAGAAAGTCACGTCTATTAGTTCAACTGGCAGTCCTTTCATTTTCCAACAATTCTCTGGAGTCGGAACGTTTACTGCCGGTAATGGTTTAACATTGGTGGGTGGAACTGATTTTAATGTTAACTCTACTACGCTCACGGTTGGCGCCGATGCAGTCGACTTAGCCTCTGGAATCGCAACAGCTGGTACATATCAAAGCGTCACGGTCGATACATACGGCAGAGTCACAGCTGGCACCAACCCAACAACCGTAACGTATACCGCTGGTAACGGCTTAACATTGGCGGATGGAACTGATTTTAATGTTAACTCTACTGGAGCCGGTTCACTTACAGTTGGGGCAGATACAATCAACCTGACATCTGGCATCGCAACAGCTGGTACATATAAAAGCGTCACGGTCGATACATACGGCAGAGTCACAGCTGGCACCAATCCAACGACACTTGCCGGTTATGGTATAACAGATGCAGTAAATGCGGTTGCGACTATTGTACCGATTAGCGCAGCAACTGAATTTATTTCTACTGATAATGCAAAAATATTCCATGTATCTGGCACAACTACATTGACACTCCCGTCTGCCGGTTCCATTCTAGACGGATGGAGCATTGGTATTGTAAATGTCGGAGGAGCTCCATTAACGGTTAATCGCAGTTCTACCGATACTATCAATGGCGCATTGACTACTTTTAGCAATACCGTACCATATTCCGCCTTTTACATTTACAAGTCGAGCTCTAGCACATTTGTCGCAATAGGTATATTGTATTAATATGAACATACTAGATTTTAAACGTGCTATCACAGCTCAACCACTATTTGATGGTTTTTGGACATTTGATTCAACTGCAAGTGCATTAAGCGGTTTTACAATAACAACAAGTAATCCCAGTGAAATCGTAATAGTATGGGGTGATAATACCACTTCAACTGTAGCATCATCACCTGTCGTTACATCACATACCTATAGTTAAAAATCTTGTGACGGAATAAATAATTTTCAATATATATAGTAATATGCCAAGTCGATCAATCACATTGTTACCGCAAAATGGTAATGCATCAATCACTACAATTAATTGTGGAAGTAGTTTTTCAAGACTTGGAGGAGTTGTAGACGTTTCAGCTTTTCTGAATTTAACAAATTTTACTTGTAATAATAATAATATAACTGAGATTTCGGGTTATTCTAATAACAGCAACTTAATAACTTTATCATTTGTTGATAATTTACTTACTGAAAGTTTGCCGTCTTTAAGTGGGATGACCAATTTACAAGAATTTAAATATAATCGAAATCAGATTAGTGGAAGCATTCCCCCCAGTTTAAGTGACTTGGCAGCATTACGAATTTTCCAAGGTTTTAATAATGCGCATACTGGAAGCATCCCCAGTTTAAGTAGTCTTGTTAATCTTCGAATCTTCCAGTGTGATTTAAATAATCTAACTGGCACTATTCCAGCTCTTAATGCAAATACAGAGCTTACTAGTTTTTCTTGTAATTCTCAAAGAGGCGCAACAAAACTTACTGGGTCTATTCCAAGCTTGGCCGGGTTGACGAATTTACTAAATTTCTATTGTTATAACAATCAACTGTCTGACTTTGCAGGTGGTTCGGTATCAAATAAGTTAGGCGATTTTAAAGCTCAAAATAATCTATTACCAGCATCAGCGGTAGACGCGATATTATCAGCCTTTGTTACCGCCAATAAAACAACTGGAACAAGGATACTAAGCTTACATGGTAATGGAAATGCATCTCCGACTAGTGTAGGGGTAATCAAAACAACATTGAGTGGAACTGCTTTTTCACGATCTGACACAACTGTTACAGTCAACTCTACGGCACATGGATATGTCACAGGTGATTATGTAACAGTTAAAGATATAGCAGAAACTGATTTCCAAGGAACATTTGCAATAACTCGTATAAACGACAATACGTTTCAATATACAACACTTACAACTGGGGCATTAACTGGATCTGGAACCGCAACGTTGCGAAAAACATCCACTGGCAATACTAGCGGATTTAGAAGTTATCAAAATCTTGCTCTTGTATCGCGAACGGGCGGTCCATGGGACATAAACATTAATTTTCCGGCATAACTTATGATAAAAACTTACAAACAGGCAGTAATAACAGTTGATGAAAATGTATGGGCATTTGTATATGATACAGATTCTAAGAAAATACTAATGGAACCTCAACAGTGTTCTGGAACATATACATGTTCTCAAACTCTTGTGATTGCAGATAGTTTAGAAGAGTGTGAAGAATATATTGAAACTAATGCTATAACAAACAGTTTATATGAAGTTATGCCAGCTGATGAAGAATATATTGAACCTGAGTCTTAATAAATAGTAATATGTCAGTTATTACACTACGACCGGTTGGCTCTAGTACACTCTACACCGCTAAGGAGGCGGACCGTGTAGCGTAACAATAGACCAACCATCATGGCATGATTACCGAGCATAAATTAACTATAATTGATGTAACAGCTGACAAGTGGTTGTTATTCTATAATGAGGAAACAAATATTATGTTATGTGAACCATTTCAGGGCAGCGGGTCGTATATATGTGCATCTGTTTTAGTAGTGGCGGACACGCTTGAAGAATGTAATGCATTTATCGCGCAGAAAAAAATAGCAAACCCGTTTAGGTTTGTACAAGATAACACACCAGAATCTGAATAAGATCATTTATAAATAAGTATATGCCAATTCAACCAATTAATTTAGGGCCGTATGTATTAAACTCTCCAACCGAGGCAGAGAAAGGGCATATACGCGAGAGTTTGAATCTTGGATCGTCTGCTTTATTAGACGGTGCCTTCGTTGATAGTAACAGAATTGTTTTCACCGACCCAAATAATAATCAGCGTACAATTACTCTTGATAAAACTTTGCTAACTTCGCCGGTAGCTGATCGCTTACGGACACCTCGTGTTTTAGCAGTGACTGGTCACGTTACGACGACCAGTCCAATCCCAACCTTCGATGGTACTGCTAACGTTAATATTCCAGTTACAATCAATGATGGAGTAATTAGTGAATCAAAATTAGCAGCTAATGCAGTAGTTGGCGCAAAGATTAAAAACGGTACAATAACTCCAGACAAATTATCAGCCGGAGCTCCTACATGGACGTCAAACTCAATTAATTTACCTCCTGGAATTGATCTTGGATACGATATAACTGTAGCTGGTGATAGTTATATAGACTTTCATTCGTCTTTCCCAATAGTTGAATATGATGCTCGTATATGGCGCAAATCTGGAGTCAATGGTGCACTTGATATACTCAATATTGGAACTGGAAACATAAATATTGGTGGTGGACTCTCTGTAGAACAATCAAATACAGTTACCTCTACGCGTCAGCGTATTGGAGCACTGGAAATTATTGACAATCAAATTAATGGTACACATGCAAGTTATGTTGAGCTTGCACTTAACTATGAAAATAGCGATAGTACATTTACAAATTTCTTAAATACTACGGTCTATAATGGCAAAAGAGAAATGGTTGCAAAGTTTTTTGGAGAGACAAAAACACTCGAGACATCCGGCCCATGTCGTTCTATAACAAATAATCAGACTAATCAAGCATCTGCCGGACTTGAATCACGCACAGCTTCTGCTGGAAATGCTTTGATTGCGTTAAATGCAAACTCATCTGCAACTCTGCTACGTCATGTTCGTAACGGATCTGGAGTTGAAATACGCAATTCAGCTGACACTGAGTATGCTCCGCTGAAAGCTTCTAGTATTACATCAATAGGTAATACTATTGTAAACAATAACAGTCCTACTTTAATCTTGCAAGACACCGATGGTCGTAGCGGAATGGTGCAAGTAAATGCTAATGAATTTTCTGTACTGCGAGGAAGCGGCACAAATTCTATAGACTCGACTGCTTTTAACAACCTTTGGCCACTCGTAATTGACTTAGAAACTAATGCCTCTGCATTTGGTGGGGATGTGACTGTTAACGGCACACTACGCTCAACTGGAGATATTATTGCTTATTCGACATCAGATAAAAGTCTTAAAACTAATATACAGCCGATTAGTCAGCCACTAAGTAAATTACAAAAAATAAATGGAGTAACATTTGACTGGGATACGTCTAAGCAAGATACCTTTTCCGGTTCTGACATTGGTGTCCTTGCCCAAGAAATTGAAGAGATTTTACCAGATGCAGTTTGTACCCGAGAAGATGGATACAAAGCAGTTAAGTATGAAAAAATAATTCCACTACTAATTGAATCTGTAAAAGAACTTACGGCGTTGGTAGAAACTCTTCAAACAAAAATAGCAAATTTAGAAAATTAATAAATTATGCCAAGTACATTTATTGAAAGTACAAATATTAGTTTTTCGTCTTTAAACACTCTAAAAAATACATTAGAGACAACAAGTGCAACTACAGCAAATACATCGCTAAATGCATTGCGCAATTGGTTTAGGGATCGTGTTGGAAATACTGGAAATTTTACTCATACCGGCGCCGATAATACTGCTATTAACATATCGCAATTTTCTGAACGATTTATCTATGGGTTTTATGCAAATGGTTTTAGTGAAAGTATAGACAATACATATTATGATAATAATGATGGCGGAGTGACATTTCAGTGGGCATGGGGCGACAATAATGCAAACCAATTCGCGTTTTATCTTGCTGGGCGTGGATGGGTAACCCCAAATGCTAATGGAGGGACAAATACTGGAACTGCTTTTCATTCTTTAAGTGGAGCATTTAACGCGTCAAATACGTCTACTAATTACCAATGTTATGTGCAACATCGTGGAGATACATCTAGAGTTGGTTTTACTATAAGAATTGGGTATGGAGGTGGCGGTACATTTTTAATACGCAATAATGGTGCCGAAACCGATATACGTACAACAGCAAAATTTTTCCCGGTTGATAAAAATTTTTAAATTATGAGTTATTATAATGTACTAAGTGAAGACCTTTACAAATCAATCATAATTATAGAGCATAAAGATGTTTACAGGTTTGTAACATGTCGGGCTCAATATTGTGGCAACGAAATATTTCAAGACGAAAATATTGATTATATTTCAGTGTATGATTTATGCACTCGTGAATTGTGCACTATTCCAATTATAGAAATACTGCGTCATTATCACTACGATTTAGATAATTTCAAAGGAAATGATAAAACCGCATTAGCGAATATAGAAACTATTAATAGTTTTATTTTAAAATATTCTAATGAAAATTCACAGTTAAAATTTAAGGACATTTATAATTTGGCAATAAAACCTGGATTAATTGATATAATTAATCCAAATGTAGAAAATTTTATTTTAAATTTTTTAAGTTATACTAATTTTGTATTGACTTTAGATGATGTTATTTCAAAAAATATAAGCGATGCTAGAAAACCATATGCTATAAAATGTTGCAAAATATTAATAAGCAAACGGGTAGATGAAATTTTATTAGAACTAAACACCATTAAAGCCCAGAGCGACGACGTAGAAGATCATGCTGATATTGATACAATTATACAAATGTATATTGATGTATTAGAAGAAACAGATTATTCTACATGCGTTTCATTTGTAGACTATTTGAAAAATTGGCCGCCCCTATTATTACCAATGCCGGAAATGATAGATAAATTTATCTACAATATTTCTCAACTTAGCAATACTATTAATGATGAGTTTGTGGACTTTATGTCTATTGTAGACAATACGTTGACATCTGTTGAAATTCAAGAATTGTTAGACGAATTACAAAGTTTACAACCAGAATATAAATTAGGGGAAAAAGATTTAACTCCATATAAGAAATATTTGTCTAATAAATTAAATAATGAATATAAACAATCTTAGTGTAAATTCATTTGATATTGATTATCACACTACACGAAATAACCGAGCAAAATTAGACACTGGTTTTCATTGCAACTATAAATGTGAATTTTGTTATTACCTAACTCATTTGCATCTTAAGACTTCCTTTGAAAAGATAAAGGAGCGTATAGATTATATACAGTCTTATGGTATAACACAAATTGATTTATCAGGAGGAGAAAGTTCAATACATAAAGATTGGTTCTCTATACTTGACTATTGTAACTCTAGATTTGAGAATATAAGTTGTCTGAGTAATGGTTCAGCTTTTTCAAATGAAAAATTTTTAGTACAATCTAAAGAACGAGGATTACGCGAAATACTTTTTAGTTTACATGGTTATAATGAAGAGGTTCATGACTCTATAGTTGGAAAGGCAGGTGCATGGAAAAAAATACATGCCGCTATAGATCATTGTAAAAAACATGGATTGCGCGTTCGAATAAACTGTACAGTCTATCAAAAAAATTATTCTGGTTTAGAGCGTTATGCTGAGATTATAAAAGACATAGACCCGTTCGAGGTTAATTTTTTAACACTCAACCACTGGGATGACTCTAGTACATTTGAACCAATAGACGATTATACTGCACTTACTGACGGTATAAAACGGTGTATAGATCTTATAAAGGATCAGATAAAATTAATCAACGTTCGCTACACACCATATTGTTTTATGGTTGGTTACGAAAAGTATGTATGTAATCAGTATCAACATATCTATGATATTTATGACTGGAACAAAGAAATATACAACGAAAAATTAGATGTTTCTAAATCATATTCAGTTAAAGAAAAAATCAATTTAGCACACGTTGCTGCTAAAGTTGAAAGATTACAAACCTATAAAAAACCATTAAGTTGTATACGATGTAAATATTTTAATATTTGCGATGGCATAGAAAAACCGTCAAATGTAAAAGTGTTGCCTGTTCGTGGAGATAAAATAACTGATGTAAACTATTATAGGAGAGATTTTTATGAAGTACAATGAGGAATCTATTGTTAGTTGCGGAATAAAAAATTATAGTCTTAAAACATTTGCGTGGAAACTTATTAATGCATGCACCGGACAACCGATGAGTTTTATTGATACTGATAAATTTGTGACATGCCCACATACAGAATGTAATTGTGATATACAGTGGAACTATGAAAAATACAAAATCTAAATTTTTAAGTTTAAACAATTCATATGATTTATACTTAAGTATGACGTGGATGACAGACAATGATCATGGCATATGTGGTCATATATATGAAATTATAGATTATTATTTACTGCTTCATACAAAATTTA